TTTTTTGAGCGGAGAAAGCCCCAGTTCACGCGCCTTGGCGTCCCGCTCTTCTTGGGATGCTGTATTCGCATTGAAGGGCTTCGGCTCTTCTTTCCTGGGGGGCTCTTTGGTTTGAGAGGTGGTAGTTTTCGCACCAAAGAGATACGGTTTTGCCTCTTTAAGCGAAGTCATCAGCGCTTCTGCGCCAACAACGTCGCCTTTTTCGTCGAGCGCGATGCTCGACAGGTCGGCGAGTTTTAGTCCATCCAGATCAACCATGCCTGCCTTGATGGCTTCTGCCTTCAGCTCGGCGCGAATGATTCGCTGTTCGGCCTTGGTGTGCGTTTCCGTTACGCGAGCATCCGCCTCGGCAGCGGCCTTCGCGGCCTTCGCTTCTGCGTCCTCTTGCGCCTTCTTCGCTGCATCGACGGCTTCCTGAGCCTTCTTTTCAGCTTCTGCGGCGCGAGTGCGGTAGCTGGCGTTTTCCTGGCGCAGCTCTTGCACATACTCGCGAGAGAACGTTTCCTTGCCCTGTACTGGAGCAGCGGCCTGCTGAGTCACCGGAGCAGCGGCAACGCTGGGCTCTTCGGACATCAGGCGGGTCTGGCGGTTAAAAAATCGACGATTGAGCATCTGGCCCTCACAAAATAAAAAAGCCCGCATCTAGCGGGCGTGGTTGGTTTCTGGCATCAAGCCAGGTTTACTGGTTAAACGTAATCGATCTGCGTCAGAACATCAGCCGCCGCCGGGGCGGTGGTGTCGGTATCGGCCAAGTTTTGAGTGATAGCGATCGTGATTGCCGCCGAAAGCGACAATCCAATATCGTTAAGATCAAAAAACGACTGGGAGGATGCAGGCAGTTGCAGCGTGCGGGCAGGGACAGTCGTCCCCACAACAACGCTACCCTGGGCTAGGTTGTAAATTTTCAGGTATCGAGCGCTGGCTGCAGCGTTGATGCAGTGCACCTTGTGTATTTTCCCGGCAGATGCCTTGACCGCCACCGGCGTGGTTGCCGCTGCGCAAAATGCTCGGTAGGTCGACAAGCCTGTGGGCGTCGCACTGGCGGCAAACGTCGGCAGCAGAGATGACGGGTCAATGCCGGCGGTCACAATAGACACATCAGGGACAGAACTGACAATGGTCGTCATAACGACAGTGCCGGCTCCAACAATGGAAGAAGTCAGCACAAACCTGAATTGCGGGAAACCGGCGACGGACACTTACCATGCGTGAGTCCCGGGGCTGCCGGACAAGGAAAATGAGCTGTCAGTTTGGTAGCTGTCAGTTCTGGCTGCTTTTACCGGAATCCACGTCGCGCCATCATAGACTTGGAAGCCGACAACACCACCCGTCAGCCCGGCCGGCGGCACGATGGTCACAACAACCTGATCCATCCCTCCAGTCGCCATTGTGAAGGAGGTGTTTAGCGGTGTTGCTGATGTCCAATTGGAGGCAACCGGCGCCTGAAACGCATCGACCACTGGTACGGGGTTTGCCTGACTGGCAGCATGCGGCGTACCGCCCGCATCTATGGCCATGACAACCACGCCAGCGGCAGAATTGCCGGTCTCGCCCGGGGTGCTTACGTTGAACTTTACCTGGGAAGCCATTTATGGCCTCATTCGTTGATCTGTGCCTTAACCTGCGCGTTTTCATTGCGCGCGGCCATATCGGCATCGGCTAACAGCTTTTCAGCGTTAGCGTCTTCAATGTCGTATTCAGCAGAGAGGATCTTGATTGCTGTTTCACGGCTCAGCAGGCCCGCGTCGCAAAGCGTTTTTAGAGTTGTGGCGCGGTTAAGCATGTCCTGCAGGGTTGGCGCATACCAAACGGGCCATCGTAAGGAGACAATGGCGCCAGCGTCGAACTTGCCAACCTTTAAGCCATCCTTGTAAACCAAGGCAATCTGCTCAGAGGCTCGAATAATCATTGTCACAAGGTCAACAATTGCGCCTTTCCCGTAGCTAATCCGCAGCTTGTCGGCCAGCCATACTAAGGGCTGATTCATCAACTCCATGGCTCGGCCAGACTGCGCGGCGGCGATTTTCTCGTTGCTTGCGCGATTGCCGTGCATGGTTTCGAGGGCGATTTCGCGCAGATGCTTAACGTAATCAATGACGGCTGCAACGCCATCACCGTTGATCTCCAGCAGCTTGGCATCATCTTCCGCGCCCAGCATCAGGGCATTTGCGGCCCCTTTGACGCGCGGTGAGCTATCTTCATCATCATCGCCACCGCCCTCCTCTTTGATGACCAGCGTGGGGTCTGACATGAATTTTAGCCCGCGGCCAGCCTGTGACAGCTGATAATCGACTTCAATTTGGCAGTCGATCGCCTCGGGATGAAGTGTTGATGCGCCGTCGATACCATCACCGCCAGGTAGGTTCTTTACCCAGGCAACCGGCACAAAACCAAGCTTGTGCTCAACCGACCGCTTGACGTCTATCTCTGGCGCGACCTTCTTGTCTACGATCTTCCATGGCGTGTACCAAGCCTCTTGCGACGTATCCCAAACCCGCTGAAACCAGAACGTCGCGCCAAGGTCATCATCCTTTATTGCGTAGCCGCTATCGCTCAAACTCTGACCGCTAACCTTGTATTTCTCCGTGACTGAGATCAGCGTGTCGGGCGCGTCTGGATCCCATTGCGGCGTCAGCGTGTCCGTGTCCATCACGGACAGGAAAGCACGGCCTTTGAGCACTTTGAGCACGATGGCGATACTACCGACCGCACCGCGCGTGGCGGCGTCGATCATGACTTGGTTCAGCCCAATCTCATCGAGAAGGCGCTTCATCTGCGCTTTTTGTTCTGGATTTGGCAACTCTACTGCCGGGAAATTTCCCTCGGAGAAAAGTAGCGCAACCGCATCATCAACAACCGTACGGCAAAGGTTCGTGCGTACGCTTGGGCGCCGGTCTCGTAGCGGGACATACTCGTTTGCGCCGGTCGTCTCGGTATGGAACGGGTGAGGCAACTTGTCATACATGGTCCCATCTAGCACGCGCCGCAGCATCTGCAGCCGGAACGTGCGCGCGGGCATATCGGTGTCCTGATCCCATTTTGACTGGATGGTTTTGTACATAGGGATCCTGTTATCGATTCATGTGCTGAACGTGAGTAGAGCGCGCCTTCGATGGTTTGATAATTGGCCACAGCCGGACAATTGGGTAAGTCCCAGCGTCATTGACGTGGTCAACGCCGCTTTTTTTGTCTGGCTCGCCATTCTTGTCGTATGCCTGCTGTTCTAGGCCTTCGGTAAACTTCGGACAGCGATGGATATTGACCTTCATCCGCCGTTCGCCCTGTCCGTTCAATAGCATGGCGTTCGTCGCCAGGACACGGTCTTTCACCGCCGGATTACTTCCGGTGACGTGCAGCGCGAACCCTGATTGCCGAAGTATCGACAGATCGGACTGACTGGCGCTCTTGCTGCTCGCGTTCTGGCCGGAGGCGTCCGGATAAATCGTGATGGCGTGGCCGGTGGATTTCCATCGCTCGACAATCATCCGAGCTATTTCCGGGGTGTCGCGCACATCAACCAGTTCATCCACGGCTATCGGGTTGCCGTCGCGGATCACATAGACCACTGCGGCCATGCGCAGGACATTGAAGTCCATGCCGATGTGCAGCGGCTCGCCTGGCTTCATCTCGGCGCCAGAGTGGTTTAGCTTGCGGTCGAAGCATGGGTAAACCGATCCGGAGGCCAGATTGCAGAACTGGCCCTTCAGATACGCAAGAATCAGTTGCGGCGGGTACGATTGAATCAGCGACGGAATATAGTCCGCCGGCAGGTTCAGCTCATTATCGAAAGTTGACGCTTGGATAAGCCCGTACAGCGTGGCTAGCTCAGGCTTTGCGGCAATCTGTTTGACGAACTGGTCGTAGACGAACTTGAAACCCTCTGGCGTCGTCGTCACATCCACGCCATTCCTGAGCCCATCAACGTTGTAGCGCATCCTGGCAATGATTTTGCGCCAGGCGTTCTGAGCCTTCTCCGCCTTCAGGACATCTAACTCATCGCACAGCGCCTTGCCAATTTTGAAGCCGATGATCGTTTCAGGCTTTTCCATCGACCGGCAAATGATCGTGCCTCGCGACTTCCGGCCCTCAAAAACGTGAACTTCCTTGTTTGACTCGTTGATATTGACGCTCAAGCCCCAGTCAAACGCCACTTCCTCAATGGTCGGGTAGAAGATGTCGCGAATCTGCGGGTAAGTCGGTGCGAAGTATCCGGCATTGATTCGCGGAAACTCCCAGAAGTGTTGCAT